ATTATTTCTATCATGAGGAAATCCGTGGGACAGAGAATACCGGAAAAAGAAATCGCTAACTCCCCATTTGTAGGGGTAATCACAACTACAAAATCAGCATCTCCCTCAAATCATAAACCGACTCATCAGAAACACATCCACAGCGGATTGCACGGTCAAGAGCCATAATCATGGCAACTGCACCGTCAATTTTCTCTGTGGATTTTTCTTTGTCCGGCTTGATGTTTCCGGTAGGGTCACGGCGAATGAAAATGTTATCCATCATCCACCTTAAAACAGGGTGTCCGTTATGAGCAAGCGTCTGGTCCAAGGTCAGTTTCATCAATTCCTTGGTCGGCGGTGACATATCTTTGTAGCCTTGCCCGAATTGTACCATCGTGAATCCAAGCCCCTCCAGATTCTGCGACATCTGCACTGCACCCCAACGGTCAAATGCAATTTCTTTGATGTGAAACTTCTGTCCCAGCTCATCGATGAAGTTCTCGATAAAACCATAATGGACAACATTGCCCTCCGTAGTTTTCAGGTATCCTTGCCGTTCCCATACATCATATGGAACGTGGTCACGCCTTACTCTGAGGGGCAGTGTTTCTTCCGGCAGCCAGAAGTAAGGCAAAATGTAATAATGTTCATCTTCTTCCGTTGGCGGAAAGACAAGCACAAATGCCGTTATATCTGTAGTAGAGGAAAGGTCAAGTCCACCATAACAAATACGACCTGCAAGTTCATCTTCGTCAAAAGCAATCTTGCATTTATCCCATTTCTCCATCGGCATCCAGCGGACAGCTTGTTTTACCCACTGATTCAAACGTAACTGTCGGAAAGCGTTTTCTTCTCCCGGAGTTTCCTTTGCTGAATTACACGCAGCCACCACCTTATCCATACCGATAGTTTTATCAAGGCTTGGGTTTGCTTTTTTCCAGACCTTCGGGTCTGTCCAGTCTTCCGATTCATCTGCACCATAGATAACCGGATAGAAAGTCGGATCGTACTTTCTGCCTTCTAAAATGTCCTTTGCCTTTTGATGCACCTCATAGCAGATGCTGTTGGTGTCAGTTCCGGCAGTGGTAATCAGGAAATACAAAGGCTGCATTCTTGCATCGCCGGAACCTTTGGTCATAACATCGAACAATTTCCGATTGGGTTGCGTGTGAAGTTCATCGAACACGACCCCATGGATGTTGAAGCCATGTTTGGAATAAGCTTCAGCGGAAAGTACCTGATAAAAGCTGTTTGTAGGAAGGTATACGATGCGTTTTTGTGATGCCAAAATTTTCACTCGCTTGGAGAGTGCCGGACACATACGAACCATATCCGCCGCCACATCAAATACAATGGCTGCCTGTTGACGGTCGGCAGCACAGCCGTAAACTTCAGCTCTTTCCTCACCGTCACCGCAGGTAAGCAAAAGTGCAACAGCGGCTGCGAGTTCACTGTTGTGTGTCGGTAAAAAAGAATGTCCAACACAATAAAGATGTGAAGGACTGTCAACCTGTATACATTGCATTCCCGGATTCTCAGCTTTTTCGATAGAATCAATGTATCGAAAATGGCTGCGTGATCCGGGGTTTCTTTTAACAGCATTTTTCATTTTTCTTTTCAACCCTGCAATTGGCATATCGTTGAAAACTGTGAATTTCACATAATATAAAGTTTCACCTGTTTCAACTCTTCCACATTTACAGCTTGGTTTACTCCAATCCGTCCTTTGCGTTGATACTGCTGTTGTAATTGCATTCTTAATACCTAGACTCCATAGCAGTTCACTCACACTTTTTGCAAGTGCCTCTTCAGTAGAAGTATAGATTCCCTGTCCCTTCACATTGCTGATTGCTCCATCAGAATCCATCAGCCCCTGTAATAATGAGAACCTTTGAGGAATAGAAGCTCTGAGATACTCTGTTGGAACTTTTTTATCGTGAAAACTTTTCAAAAGGATTTTTTTCAGATCCGGAACAGGACAAATTTCAGAGTCACCCGTATTTTTCCATCTTCTTTTCAACTTATGCCATGGCCATATTCGATCTAATACTTCCGGTATATCACAGGTTTGAATCGTAAGTTCCGGCTTTACCGCATTTCCGTTGCCCAGCCAATAGCCCATCAAATAGGGATCAACAGGCAGTTCCTTCTCAGCTGTGCTTACAGCGTTTGCTATTGGAATGCGGAAACGATAACAGCCATTTGAATCACAGGAACGATGATACAGATCCTCAGTTGAAATAGTAGTTTTTCTGACTTTTCCATTTGTAAGCTCGCCTGTCCATAAGTGCCTTGCTCCTGCAATTATTTTTTCTCCGTCCTTAAATTGTATGATATATCCTTGTTCCTCATAATCGACAGGACTTTTTGCAACAACATGACAGATATTTCCATTCTCGTCAAACAGTTCATCCCCAACTTGAATATCTCCCATTGTGGTAAATCCACTTGGAGTCGGAATTGGTGTATTCAATGCCAGCTGTTTGCCATTCTTCTTCGGAATTTCAATGTAGGCAGTGTTGAATTGCCGATAGCCGTTCGGTTTCAGAACCCCAAACAGGTCACGGATTATCTGTTCCTGCCAGTCCAGCAGTTCAAATTTCTTCCCTGCCCACGTGCCTTTGGTATGACTAAGGCATTCGATAAAGGAAACGGCATAATCTGCCGCTTTTTTATTGTATTTGGAGTTTTCCGCCATAAATCGTGTCGGTTTAAATCTTGCCATTGCATCACCTCCCTCAACAAAAAAGACCTGCCAAAAAGCAAGTCTGCATCATTTATTTTAACGCCCTCAAGGGGCAGTTTTGTAATCGAGATTCTATTCCCATTGTAACCATATTACCATACAAAAGCAAGGATAGCAAGCGGCGAAACAGACAGAAAAAACGTAGAAATTTCGCCGTTTTCTTGTGTAAGATACACCAATAGAAATTTTTCCGGTACGACCGCCAGAGCCTTTCGGCTCCGGCTTTTTTGTGTGGAATTTTGTTTGGTTTAGTTGTACTGCTTCAGCAGAATTGCAAGGGCGGTTTCAGTTTCCGCATCCGTTGGCAGTACATCCAAGCCACGGTCGAAGTTGAAAACCGTTTCAGAATTTCGCCGCAGTGTGATCTTGGAGGCTCTGCCTTCCTCGTAGCCGTAAATGGAAGGCTCCTCATAGTGTTTCACCCAGTAGTGAAATACGCTTGCTCCAACCCGAATCGTTCCTTCTGTCCACATTGTTTTTTCCTCCTGTTTTCGTTATTTTTGCCTCTTGGCATGATGTATATTACCATACAATTTCAAGTATAGCAAGTCATATCGGAGAAATATACTGCACAAACATAACAGCTGTATTTTGTGTACTATATTTCTTCGGTACGAGCCACAGCCCCCTTGAATCAGGGGCTGTTTGGAAAGAGTGAGGAAGGTTTAT